TACTCTGTCTCAGTCATGCCTTGTGGTCTTTGATGGTCGAACTCGTTGTAGGGGTCGAAGATGACTGCGTTTACACCATACCTCAATACTGCACTTATGCTTGCCTCTAAGCACCAATCTATCGTAGGTGATTCGTCCTCTGACCTGATGAAGAAGAAGTGTTGTGCCAACCAATCGTATGCATCTAACAACTCCTCTTCATCCATCTTAGGAGTAGCACCCTCTCTCGTAGGCTTACCGACATACTTCTCTGCAAGCTTGTTAAGGTGTTCGCTTACAGGGTTTTCAAAGCTACATATCGCCCACTTGTAGTCGTGCATACGTGACATGTTTACTGCTATGGCATCTATGAACTCTGACTTCCCACAGTTAGGAACACCACTACATATGGTCACCTCTGTCGGTCTCACTAAAAATATATCGTCTAAGGTTTCTATGCCTGTAGATAATCCTTTGCGCAAACCCCCCCTGTACAACTGCAAACCTTCTTCCATGAATCCATTTGCGGTATACAAAGACTTGATTGGATAAGGCTCAGCAGTATGAAAGCTTTGTTTCAGAACTGTCCTGTCATGTTTACACAGTATCTCATTGCCATCTTTGCAATCATCCGGATACGTGATTATGAAACATCTTTCCCTACCTATTCTTCTTGCCAACTCTTCACGACATTGGATACCGGCATCATCGTTATCAAGTGCAAGATATATTCTCTTGTACTTGTTGAAGTCAAACGTGCTTAACCAATCCATCTTTCTATCGCTTGCACCATCAGGTATAGACAGTACGTTCTCTGTTATTAACTTCCAAGTGAGTGCATCCATCTCGCCCTCGCAGATGAGGATTGTATCTTCCTCTTTGTTTAAACTGTCTATGAGGTAAGGGATGCGCTCGCAGTCCGGAAGTTGGGCGTAGTGTTTATCGGGCGTGCGAAACTTAATATTGACAGGCACACCATCCTCGTTCTTGTACACAAAGGCAATGCAGTCTTGACGTTTGTTGTTAACAAAGTGTGAGACTACACCTACTCCATGTCTATCTGCGAAGTCTGTAGCTATGCCACGCTCGTTCAAGAACTGTTCCGCCCACGTACCTCGCACACTTTTTGTGTTGGGTATTATGGATGGTTTCTTAGGCGCAACCTTTCTTATCTGTGGTGGTTTCTTTAATGACTCTCGCCATGCGTTGCCTTCCCACAAGCAATGATGGCATCGCCATCGTGCGCCTTGTTCGTTTATGTTTATAGATAGGCACAAGTCACGTTTGTTTTTGCGTTCATGCGAACACTCAGGGCATGTAGTTTTCTGTTGCCCTATGTCATAGTGCCTAAGATGTATTCCTTTATCGTTGAGTTGTTGGTCTAAGGTCTTGGTTAGTTTAACTTCGTTCATGGCATCCTCTTGAATATATGTTTGCCATCTTCACCAAGCCTTCTACCTTGCTCGTCTTTTTTGTTTTTATCTTTGAATCTTGCATCCACATTAACAAGATAATTAACTGTGGACATATACCATTTCTTTCTTTGCTTATCGTCAGCCTCTTCTGATAGCCAAACATCACGTGACATCAGGACTGCATCTAGGTTAGGTATATTTGTGAAGGTCTTAAGCCATTTGTCATAGTCGGCTTGACTCAGCCTTATGACAACACCTTCAAAGGCATATTCTTTATCCATATTTTTCTCCAATTTATTAGGACTTACTACCATGCTATTCTTTGAAGATTGAGTTATGGCATAGGTCTAACATCCCTGTGTTTAAACAAGAAGTAGACATTACACCATGCTAATCTCATCAGACATCGCTAATGGCATCAGACTACTGCAAATAGTGCCTGATTCGTGTGCTACTTACTCAAATCTTTTGCTTTGAGGTGTACTGCGTTCACACTTTCGGTCTCGCATTTGGCTACGTACACATCCCATAGTAACCATCATGTGAACAAACGCTATGGTCTTACCCCTCCGCTTGTTCTATTTACAAAATACTATAGAATGTATTTTGCGTGCAAGTTTTTTTTTAAAAAAATTTATACGCTCATAAATTTTATTCATGTTTATGACTCCGATGAAAGGGGAAAGCACCACAAAGCGATAGCACTTTCCCCTTTTATTTACACTCATTTGCGAAAAAGTTTGACAACTTACGCTCTCTAGTATTTAATGGATGGGGAGAGTGTAATATGAAGTACAGTAACGTGAATAATCTTCCGGATGTTTTTGCGAAAGCAGTCGTCCGAGATACGTATTCACGTGGCAAGGCTGACATATCCGCAACAGGACTACTCAAGCCACCTAGACAAGCGCACCTAGCCTATCAACATGACGAACAAATTGTAGTCGATGTTTCCAAGCAAGTGTGGTCTCTGTTTGGAAGGGCGGTGCATCACATCCTAGAACTAGGAACACTAGATGGTTATATCTTAGAGCAAAGATACTTTGCTCAGAGTTGTGGATGGACAGTCTCCGGTCAGATAGATGTACAAAGATTAGACCCTCAAGGCATAACAATTATGGATTGGAAAACTCGTAAGGCTTATGCTGTGATGAATGGTCGCAGAAGTGATGTTGAGCAACTCAACATATACGCATGGCTTGCTCGCAAGAATGGAAGGGAAGTATCCCAACTACAGATTGTTAACATTATTCGTGACCATTCGTCATTTGAGGCTGAAAGAAATCCTGATTATCCACAAAGCGAAGTTACTGTAACTGACATAGACCTATGGACATTTGCAGAACAAGAAGAATTTGTGCGTGAAAGAGTGGAGGCACATCAGTTATCTGCCATAACCTTGCCTGATTGTACAGACGAGGAACGATGGAAAAGACCTGACAAGTTTGCGGTGATTAAGACTGGGGGTAAGAGAGCGTTTAAACTTTTTACCAACCTAAACGATGCCGAGGATTTTGTTGAGGAACATGAGGATTACGTCATAGAACATCGTGCGGGCGAAGCGATTCGTTGCGAAAAGTTTTGTGAAGTGTCTGCTTTTTGTGACCAATATCAAGGAGAATTGAATGGAAATTAGTAATGAAACGACAAGTGTAATAACTGAAAGTCGTACAAGTGAAACTTTAGGACAACTAGGTGAGGCTCTAGCGCAAGCGCAGTCCGAGTTCCCTACCATACCTAAGACAAAAACAGTCGAGGTGCGTACACATGATGGCAAAAGCTACAAATATAGTTACGCTGATTTAGCTGACATACTAAAAGTTATATCACCTATAACTAGCAAGTATGGTTTATCTGTTGTGCAGATACCAATAGTTAGTAACAAAGGTAACACCTTAGTTACAAGACTACTGCATAGTAGTGGCGAGTGGATAGAAAGTGAGTTGCCTTTGAGACAACAACGTGATGGCGCACAGGCTCTAGGTTCTGCGCTGACTTACATGCGCCGGTATGCGCTGAGTTCTATGCTGAACATAGCTACAGATGTAGACGATGATGGACAGATAGCAGACACCGACCATGTAGGTGCTGAGCCGGAAGTAAAAGCGCAAGCACCTAAGAAACAAAAGAAACCTGACAACACAGAAGATTTACATGCATTTATTGATGGCTTGCTTGAGGAGGCTAGAGGTAAAGATACTGTGATTGAAGTAGAAAAACTTTGGTTAGCTAGTGCCTCAAAGACTGCTGAGTTGCAAAGGCAAGATAAGAAAAAGTTTGATGAGGCAGTTGCCGAGTTGAAAAAGATTAGAGAAATCATAGACCAAGATGAAGTATAACCTAAAGGGTGTGTTCGAGTGCTTTCAGCCACCCTATTCATGCAAAGGCTAGTCCTCTTTGGGTTAGAAATGGATAGAGTAAGGGGGTTACAACTATCACAAAACTAATGTCCTCCTTACTCGACTTGTTTAATTAATGGAGAAAAATATGGAAAACGAATACCCTGATAGTCTTAGGATATTTCCCAACAACGAGAACCCTGATAGCGCAATAGATGTAAGCGTGTTCTTTCGTGTGAAAGGCGAGGAACATAAGCTACGCATATATAAGAACAGGAACAAAGTTGAGGGTGATAAAAGACCTACATATCTAGTTAAGTTGACTCTTAATGGTGAAGAGTTAGAGGCAAACAGTTGGGAGAAAGTTTCTAAAGAAGGTAGGAAATACTTCTCAGGAACACCTAAACCACCTGATGTTGGCTATCAATCACAGAACACCACAGGCACACAAAACACACCTGTAGGTAGTGACACATCGTTTAAACCTTCTGACGATGACATCCCCTTCTAACGATTGGGCGGACAAGATACGTTCACAGAAGTATCTAACTTTTGTGCGTTCACATGGATGTTTGATTTGCAGTAGACCTTCGCAAGCGCATCACCTTACACATATCATGGAAGGCTCACGTGGAATGAGGCGAACAGGCGACCAATTTGCAGTACCGCTTTGCGAAGAACATCATCGCCTACTACATGCTCATGGTAATGAGAGCAGATGGTGGGCGATGGAAGGAGTAGACCCTTTGGAGTGGGTGAATGAAAAATGGAAAGAGTTCAACGAGAAATAAAAGTTACATTGACACCGGCAGAAATGTTAACTGCCGGACAACAAGGACTCATGCGCATGGTGCAAAACCTACGAGACAATCGCACACCTAAGTATGGTGCGCCTAAAGACATGACCGCATGGGCGATAAATATATATGGAACTATGGGCGAGGCTTGTGTAGCTAAGTGGGGTGGCTTGTGGTGGAGTGGCTCGCTTGGTGATTATCAGGCTGATGATGTACAGAAGTTACAAGTGAGAACAGTAGACCATAGTAAGAAAAGATTGATACTACATGATGATGATAAGGACGACAGACCTTACGTTCTTGTGTATGCAGACCCCCCTGATTTTTATATTAAGGGGTGGATTATGGGTGCTGATGGCAAGGATAAGCAGTATTGGAGTGACCCACAAGGCACAAACAGACACGCTTATTTCTTGCCTGATGATGTGTTGCATGACATTAACGAATTGGAGATAGGATTATGGTTATGAAAACTTATGTGATTAGAGCAGAGAGAAAAGTAATTGGTTATTACCACATCAAAACTAAGTCTCTTGAAGAGGCTCAAAGACAAGCAAGCTATCAGATGGATGTGAATCCACAAAACTGTATAGAAGAAGAGAAGTATGAAGAAGTAATTGTGAAGAGAGAACCAATGGTAATAGAGCCTTACAACGAATTTATAAAGGAGAAAAGCTAATGGGTAGACCAAAAAAACAGATTAGAAAAAGAGACAGAGTATTTAAGTTTATGGACAGAGCCATAGACCTAGTTAAAGATAAATGGAGAACGTCTATCAAGGTTACTATAGCTTTAGCAATAGCATCTTTGTTTGTTTACGTGGTGTTCTTTTGGCTTGATACAGTCCAAGAGATACGTTTTGAAATCATTTACATATAGGAGTGCAGTATGACAGTAAGTAAAGATGTACTTGAGAAAGCCTTACAAGGTGTTGAGGCAAAGAAACACGCATACAGGCAGACGAGGGAGGGTACAGTAGTTTCTTTCCTTATACATCCTGATGATGTGCCTAAGTTATTAACGCAAGAATTATCTGTGAGTGCTATAGGTGCTAGATACATGTTGGGTATTGTCAGGATGGAAGATGAAACTGATTATCCTGTGATACCGGAAGAAGTAACCATAGGAGAACGTGCATTTAAACGAGCATGTTTGATATGCCGTGACCCCAGCTACATAAGTTGGGTACGTTTAAACTCTGAACGATGGAGTCAGTTGTATTCTGTGGATGAGTCAGAAGAAAACGATGAGACATATGCATCTGAGGTAATCAGAAATGTCTGTGGTGTTTTGAGTCGTAAAGATTTAAAAGAAAACAAAGAAGGACAAACAAAATTAACTGAGCATATAAACGAATTTATGCAAGCAGTTGGAAGATAAACGTATAGCTAGGTAGGAGTGAGTCTTTGTAAAATCCTTCAAGGTTAGGACTAAAAGTAAATGAGAACTAAACCACCATGCACTACCTAGCTACACACTTAAAAGGAACATAAATGAAAATAGATAAAGACATACCAATACAAAGAGCAAGGTCACAAACTAGAGAGGACATACAGAATATGGAGGTAGGTGACTCTATATGGGTAGCCAATAAGAAAGATTCAGAAAGATACAGACATGCAATGATGCGTTTAGGTTGGTCAGTAACAGTAAGAAAGATAGAAAAATCGCCTAATGGTTTCAGGATATGGAGAATAAAGTAACTATTAGAAGGCAATGTTTAAACGTAATTGAGTCTGCCGTTTATATCCTGATACTTGAAGGGGTTGTAGTTTACGTTGGTGAAAGTAAGAATCCTTACAGTCGTCTAGGCGCACACATAAAAGATACAAAAAAAAGATTTGATACGATAAGAATATTGCCATGCGCAGAACATAGACGTAAGTATTGGGAGGCGGTATTGATAGATAGGTATCAGCCTTTGTTCAACAGTAAAGGCAAAAATAAAGAAACCAATGATAGGCATATCTTTGAACTAGGAAATATAAGTCGCAGACAATATATAAAGAAAGATGAATGTGCTAATTGCAAAAGGCTAAAAGAACATATCACTTTGAGTACATCCACCGCACCTCTTTTAAGGTCGTCTTGGTATCCTCTTACAACAAGTGCGATAACAAGTGCCGGAGAAGTATTTATGAGTACAGTATCAGCACCTGATGAGGCATACGCATACCTCGCACATCAAGAAAAAGAAGAACTACAAAGAGAAAGAAAGAGTGATGCTTGGGATGATACTCTAGGATATTCAGAAAAGGTACGAAACTTTTTGGATGCTAAATATAAAATGTCAAATCCTTACAACGTATCTACCTCGGTAACTGACCCCAAATCAAGAAGGGCATTAGGCATTAAAGATATCTTTGACAAGGCTTAGACTACTCGTCTAAGTCTCTGTAGTATTCTACGATGGCAAGTATATCCCTTGTGTATCTCTTTATCTCAGCCATGTTGTTGCTGATGTTCTCATAATCCTTCGTTGTAAGCGCATAATAAGCCTGTCTAGGTGCTTTACCTTCTTCGACAAGGGCGAGGTACTCTTGCATGATTTCGGGCGTTAGAACCTCCCAATCAAACTCTACCATCTGCATTTCCATAGGCAATGGTGGGTGAAACATGGGCGGTCTTTCTTCTATGTTGACTACTTCTATAGGCTTGACTGCCTGTCTCATCAACGTACATCCGCTTGCCAACAGGCAAAAGCTAATCAGTATTGCTAGTTTCTTCATCTGTTTTATCAAATTGGTTTGGGTTAGTTATACTAACTAAATCATCGAACACCCTTTTGCTCGCTCTGTTGACTCTAGTTTCAATCATCTTAGGTTTTGCTAGGGCAAGATTATCCAAGTCATGCTTAGCGAATGTCTGCTTGAGTGCGTTTACTTCACGCATGGACTCCTGATTCTTCTTAGTAAGACTGTCTATCTGCGCATAAGTCTGTGCTTGTTGTTCCAAGTTCTTTTTTATTTGTTCGTTCTGTCTGGTGACTTCAGTTTCTAAAACTATCTGGTTTGCCTGAAGCTGGCTTATCGTGCCGTTTAAACTCCATATCCATATACCAGACATGACCAAAGCGATTGCGAGTCCGACACTAATTTTAAACATCATAATTCAGCAGCAGCTGCGGGCGAAGCGAATTTCTAAAGTGTGTAAACATCTAGCGGTTTCTCCTTACCTTTTACTTCTAAAGGTTCTAGTTTTTTTAATATGTAATCACTCTTAATAGCAGTGTCATACCCTATAAGTATATCAACACCAGCATCTTTTGTGCCACTTTCTAATCTAGCACCTACATTTACAGCATCACCTATCGCTGTATAGTCAAACCTTTGCTCGCTACCCATGTTTCCAATAACTGCGTAGCCTGTATTTATTCCAATACCTATAGCAACACCCGGTATACCCCGGTCCACTAACTCATCGTTTAAACTTTCCATATCACGCTGCATATCCACAGCACAATCTATAGCTTTATTTTCATGTGCTGGTAGGTCTAAAGGTGCATTAAATATTGCCATCATTGCATCACCTATATATTTATCTACCATACCACCATGTTTTTGCACTGCACTTTGCTGAACAGTTAATGCTTTATTCATAATATAAGTTACTTGTTCAGGCTCTAGGTTCTCTGACATGGAAGTAAATCCTCTTACATCAGTAAATAAAAAAGTAGCATATCGTTTTTCTCCACCTAACTTCAATAAATCTGGATTCTTTTGTAGTTGTTTTACTTGTCTTGGGTCTAAGTAATGTTCAAATTGTTTTTTAATTTGTTGTCTAAGTTTATATTGCTCTCTAAATCTTACATAAAAGGCAACACTTGCAGTAATAAACTGTGATATCAATGCCCAAGTAACATCTATTAGTACACCTTTTTGTATCGTAGTTACGCCATAATAAGCAGTAGAAGCAAACACAACAGCAAAAAATACTAACCCGTAGGTTATACCAAATACGTTTAATACAAGCCAAACAAATACTACTGTAAATAAAAAGATTAATATCTCTAATGCTAAAGCATAGTCAGGTATGTAAGGACTATCTTGTATCAATATAGATTCTGCTAAAGCTGTTTGTATTTTATGTGGCTCTAACAAACCTGCGGGTGTAGCTAATTGTGGCATAATACCTTTTGCTGTAAATCCTATAAAAACAAATTTATTTTCTACATCCATTTCTGCAAGATTTGTTTGTGGAGTATCAACCCAACTAATCCATTTTCTTCCTAAAGAATCTACTGGTACTGCTGGCAATCCTTTTACCCTAACTTCTTCTAATCCATTATCATTTGTTTTAATTACATATGTATCAGCACCAGCTAATACTTTTAAAACTTCTGTGCCATATGTCGGTGTCCAACCATCAGGAGTACGCATAAGTAAAGGCAACCTACGAATTAAATTATCTGCATCAGTCCGGGCTACAGCCAGCCCCTGCTGCGCAGACTGTTTAAACAACTTTATATTTTGGATAACACCTGAAGCCATCATTCCCCCATTGTCATCCCCTAATATAACTGTGCCAGTAGTAGGAGGATAGTCACCTTTGCCCTCAAACATAGCCAATACACTAGGTCCAAAAGATAGTGCTTGTGCAAACTCAAAGTCACCACCAAACCTATCAGGTTGTGGAAAAGCTATCACCCAACCTATACCCATAGCACCTTTACGTAATAAATTTATTTGTATTTGTGCTAATGTTTGTCTTGATAAAGGATAACCACCTTCATTAGCTATATCTTCTTCAGTTATATTAAGTATTACAAAATTACCAGAAGGTTTTTTTTCTGGCACTAATGAATCAAATGTTTTAAGTTTTAATATCTCATAAGGTGTAGGCTGATAAACATATGTTGTGCCTAATGCTAGAAACAAACATATAAATAAAATACTTTTTTTCATCCAGAACCTTGTTTAATTTTTATTGTGGTAGATGAGCCACCATTTACTTTTACTGTATTAGATACACCATCTTGTATAAATATTATTGTATAACTATTAGAGCCATCTAAATCTAACCTTGCACTTTGGTTTACTGCTCTTATCATACTTATATTTTGTCCTGATACTATAGTAGTTATCTGAGTTTTTTTATCTTGTCCTATTGTTGTACCGGCAATATTTATACCAGCACCACCTTGTTTTAATTCATCTTCTTCTTTTTTTATCTGTAAAGAATCTATTACATCTAGTAAATCCTCTAAAAAATTTACGTCTAAATAATTAATATCTAACTCTGTAAACTCTAAATTTTCTTCTGCATCAAGAAAATCTTCATTAAGATAGTCAATATCTAAATCATCAAACTCTAAATAATCTACATTAGTTCTGCTCTGTGCTTGTTCTAATGACTCTTCTGTTTGTTCAGGAGGTGACACTATCAACATGTTATCTATTAACTCTAATGTAATATCCAACTGCACAGGTGTACTAGGATTACTTTCAAACACCGACACAGTAGTAGCTTGATAAGGTTTATTTAAAGTAACACTACCCATACCTGTAGATACAACTATCTCTCCACTAGATATACCATTCTCATCAGGTAATAGTATTACAAGACTTCTACCTAACTCATCTACAGTACACGTAAAATCAGTACCACGTATAGCTATATCAGCAGTAGGAGTCTGTATTAGTATGTTGCTTTTATTATTAAATTTGCCTGTAATAAACCTTGCTGTACCACTAGCAAACTTTAATGCCATCTTAGACTTAGATGGGTCAGGGTCATAGATATACTCATCTATAACTAACTTAGAATGTTCTGTAAGTTTTACTGTTGAACTATCTTCAAATGTTATAGCAACTCTGCCCGCCTCTGTGCGGACATCATCCATTTGTTGTATGTCAAACTCTAGTTCAGCACCATAAGCTTTGTCTCTTAGAACTTGTGCATTGCCTCTAAGTTCAGATATAGACCCTATCTCAACAGACGAATGAAGTAGTTGAGTCTGACTGAGTAACACATACTGTGCCATTAGAGCCAACAGACGTAATCTTGAGCCAGTCATTATCTTGTGTAGATTCTTGGTCTATATTAAAAGTTCTCGTACTTCCTGTATGGTCAAGATAAAAATAACCACCGGCATATCCATCGCCATCATAAGTTACAGTATTATCATCACCATCAATATCCATAAAGTTAGTTGCACCATCTACATCTATAGCTGCTGTAATACTATTACCTCCACCTTGCACAGTCCAATCTAAATCTAAGTTAGCTGCTAGTGCAGTCATAGCATGATTAAGTGTCATAGTATTAGTATTACCTGTAACTTGTACGTTTACATTAGAACCATCTGCGCCCGTAGCATTAGTTTCATCTGTAGACATATTAAAAGTATTACTGTCACCTATAAATGAAAAGTAACCTGTATAGGTATCTGCCCATATGTCTCCAAGAAACTTATTAGTAGAACCTTTTTGTAGAATATCTAAAGTCATTGTTGTGCCATCTAAATCTAA